GAAAACGGCAAAGATTGGTCTATCAGTGGTAAATCATTTCTTGCAAGTCTTGTTCTTGCAAATGGTGTTGAAAGAGCAAAAACCAAAGCAGCACATAATGTTGATTGGAATACTATTACTTGTGTGTGTGACAAAGATATTTACTCAGTAATTAGTAAGTGGGCAGTAGGCTCGGTTATGGAGTAAGCTATGGAAAACAAAATACATAGAACAGTAATGTTACACATTCAGCTTCAGCGAGATGATTTTGATAATTTTCTTCACATAGCAGATGAATTAATGAGTGGCATTATTGAGGTGGCACAAGGCAAGGAAGTGTTGTCCGGTAAAAGTCTACTTGGATTAATGCTTATAGACACAAATAAGCCACAAACACTTATTATCAGAGGGTTTTTTACTGATGATTATGTGGATAAATTTAGAAAATGGGAAATTAAGGAAGGGTGATTATATCCGATTTGGTAAGAAGATAGCAAGTTTATGGGTAATGTTAGGTGTGATGTTTGGCTTTTCGGCTTGTGGAGAACCAAACATCTCCACCCCTGACACTGCAACACGAGATACAGCAACTAAAGATACGGCAGTCAAATCAACAACGCAACCTACAACCGTGCATGCCACAATAGAATCAACAACAGTAAAACCAACTGAGACAACTAAAAAAGACAAGAAGAAGGTCAAAACAACCTCTCCTCCTACAGAACCGCCAACAGAAAAAGTTGAAGTTCAAGCAGAAACAAAAACTATTACAAAATCAAATAATACATATAACACATCGTCAGATGAGGTAGATTTGTTGGCAAGAGTAATTTATTGCGAAGCGGGTAATTGTAGTGAGTATTGTCAGTGGTTGGTAGGTTCAACGGCAATGAATTTAGCTGACAGCAACGGTGGATTGAGAGCAGTAGCTTTTGATTATAATACATTCAATGTGGCAGGTATTCTTTACACAAGAGATCCGAGTGAGTTGTCTTATTCGGTTGCTCAAAGGATATTGAGTGGTGACAGAGATTATAATGTCAAAGCGTTTAGAATGAGTTATTATCATTCATTTGGAGCACCGTATGCAGTGGTGGATAATGTTTATTTCAGCAGTTACTAAAAGGAGACAATGATAATGATGGCTGTTAAATCAATTGTATTAGTTCTCGGAGCTTCAGGCTCTGGTAAGGATTACTTAGTAGACAAAGTTTGTAAGGAATATAATCGCAAAAAGGTTGTGTCTTATACGACACGACCAAGAAGAGATAACGAATCTCCAAACTCACACATTTTTGTAACAGATGAGGAGTTTGATAAACTGACCAATATCGTGGCTTATACCGAGTTTAACGGTTACAGATATTGTGCAACGCAACAGCAAATTGATGACGCTGATTTTTACATAATTGATCCGAGAGGATTTGAAGATTTTAAAAATAATTACAAAGGCGATAAACTAATTGACTCTGTGCTAATAGATTGTCCTGCTGTTGAACGATTCTTGAGAATGAAGAAAAGGTATAAAGACAGCAAAACAGGAACTGTAAAAGCTATGGAGCGTATTATTAACGACCGTAAAGAGTTTAAAGATATTGAAGAAAAAGTTGACTATGTAATTTCAAATCGCACTGAGGAAGATGTTAAAGACTGTGTGTTCTTGCTCAAAACAATGCCAGAAACTACAGAATGGGTGAACAGGTTTGTAGAATGGGAGGCAAAATAATGTATCACGGAATCAAATACAAAGGCTTACGCTATAAGCTCTTTTCTTTCCATTGGAAACGAAAAAATCACAATTGGAAGGATTGCCCAAAAAAGCTCAAGGCAATGAAAAAGGATTGGGAAAGGAAGTGCAAAAAATGAGGAAGTACGAAGCAGTTTGTAGTTCTGATGTGCTTGATGCAGTTGCAAACGGTGAAAAAATTTTATTAATTGACAGATTAATGGAAAGTATTAACAGTGTAGACGAAATAAGCACAAGAGATTTAGCGATTGCAATAAAAGCTGAAAACAAAGATAACAGATATGAGTTTTACAAGGATGTGAAAGTAAATGAGAGTTTATCAGTGTGATAGTTGTTACAAAATTATCGAAAATCCGTACATAGTTAAAATGAAGGAATTTTATATTGATAATACACATTCTATTCAGGATGAAAATCTCATTGAAAGCAAGAGGAAAATTAGAATACATCTATGTGACGAGTGCTATAAAAGGCTTATATCTTATTGGCGAATTATTGCCAAAAGAGGGGAAGAAGTGAAATAAATGAGAGTCTATCAGTGTGATAGTTGTAATAAAGTTATCTCAAATCCGCACAATGTTAAAATGAAGGAATTTTATGTAGGGATTGATATTGAATACTTTACTCGGATTACAACTCCTATCGAACGCAAGAGAAAAATTAAAATACAGCTATGTGACGATTGTTACAAAGGCTTACATCTTATTGGCGAATTGTTGCAAAAAAAAAGGGGGAGAGCGTGAAGAGTAATGGAAATTAAACCTGTGACATTTAAGGAAGCGAGTAATTTTATCAATCTATATCACAGACATCATAATGCGACTGTAGGATGTAAGTTTTGTATTGGATTGTATGATAATGCGAAATTAATTGGTTGTGCTGTATGTGGCAGACCTGTGAGTAGATATTATGATAATGGCGAAATATGCGAAATTAACAGGGTTTGCGTACTTGATGGATACAAGAACGGTTGCAGTATGCTATACGGTGCGTGCTGTAGAATTGCCAAAAATATGGGCTATAAAAAGATAATAACCTACACATTGCAATCGGAAGGTGGCGTGAGTTTGCGAGCAAGCAATTTTATCTGCGAAGGAAGTGCGGGAGGCGTGATATGGAACGGAAGCAGATGTCGTGATAACGGTGTGCCAAAAGAGAAAAAAATTAGATGGAAAAGAGATTTGGTGAAATAAATAGCGAATCAGTCTATCAAGGACGGTGAAGAAAATGTTTGAATTAAAAACTAAGCCTAACAAAGTAATCGTGCGTGATATACAAGAAGTTAAACACGGAAAGTGGCAATTTGAAGAAGACATTTGCGGTTGTGCTTGGTTTACTTGCACAAACTGCCATAAATGCATCATTATGACAAAGCACAGATTATACCCATATTACCCCTACTGCGGTGCAAAAATGGAGGTAAATAATGATTGAAAAAGAATATATAGAGCGTGAAGCTGCACAGAAAGTTTTAGCAAATGATTACGCTTATAATGCCGCAAAATTGCTTGATACAGTACCTATTGCCGATGTACAGGAGGTTGTCAGGTGTAAAGATTGTATTTTTGGCAAATATGACGATGATTTAAATATGATTTTATGCAAACGAATTTACAACTTAAGCGACGGTGAGTATGTCTATAATGACTTAAATGATTTTTGCAGTTACGGTGAGAGAAAGGATGGTAATGGTAATGGCTGAATGGATAAAAGATTATGATTGTGATGGAGATTATTATTATTGCTCTGAATGTGGACATTATTTAGAACCGTATGAATTATTACCACATTTGATAATACCTAATGAATGTCCTGATTGTGGTGTAAAAATGGATTTGGAGAGTGAAAAATGAACAAACAGTATAAGCATTATACAGATGTTACGAGAGAAATTTTAGACACAATAAAAATAGGCGATTTAATCAAGATTAACAATTGGAAAAAACCAATGCGAGTTATGGCTGTGTCTAAAAATTACTTTGTTATGGCAAGTAAAGTATTTAAAACCAACTATTATTCCGTGTGTTCAAAATTACCTTGGAACGGTGTTAAACATAATAATATGACTAATGGTATGTTTCATTGTGGAGCTGATGACTGGATATTTGGCTCTCCGTTAGGGATTACACATAAAAAACTTTACGAGTTTATCAACGAAGAAAGTAATAGGAAGTATTTGCAAGAATTTGAAGATGGCAAGGCACATATTTCTGAAAGAAATGGCATGCCGATTTATGATTTGTATATTAAGTCAAATATTAAATAAGTAATAGAAGAGTAAGAACAATGA